GAGATTTCCTGACGCACTGATTCCAGTGCATTGATTTGTCCTATTATATACTTGTAATTTTCCATACTGTCAACCCCTCCGGACGTTACCGAAATTGACAATTCTTCTATTCTTAAATTTAAGTATCTTAAAGTTTTATTGATTACTGTTTCTAATTGCACCTAGCAGTTCCATTTTCTAAGAGATTTGTTTATTCTTGAATTTGGATCTCTAGCTGTTTTAGCTGAGGTTAGTCTCTTTTTCATACCTTTCATACGCGCGCAGAAACTTTTTCTACGTTTGGCAGCTTTCGATCCTTTTTTTAGTTTTGACGGTTTCGTTGTAACAGCTGTTTTTAATTTTGAACCAGGATTTGCTGCTCTATAAGATGCAACACCTTTTTTATTTAGTCCACCTGATTCTGATTTACCTTCTTTTCTAGTCCACGCTGGGGATTTACTTCCTGATGCAAATTGTTTTCTAAACATTACACTTTGGCTGTTTTTGCAGAATCCTTTAAAGCCTTGTCAGTTACAGTACCTTTACCAGGTTTGCTAGTGCCTCTTTTTTTGGCTCGGTTCATATAAAAATATAAACCTTTTTTAGCTTTTGTTCCGTCTTTTTTTGTGTGGTATTTGCTAGCGTCTGCTCCACCACCTTTTTTTAAATTAGTTCTTTTAAACATTATGCCTTCCTTTTCTTTAGTGCTTTAAAATCTGCACCAGTAATTTTATTTTTTGGAGGTGCAGCTTTTGCTATGTTAACTTGTTTGCCTACTAAATTGCCTTTTGAATACATAGGTTTCATTATACCGCCACCCATTTTATTCTGTCTATAGTTTTTCATTTTTTTCCTCCATTACGAAATATTTGTGTACCCTTTATACCATAAATACTCGCCACGACAAGAATCCATAAATTTGTAAACCATGAAGGGAGCGTAGAGAACATATCAAAGAACAATTTTACTTTGTCCATCGCTGTTGGGTCCTCACTTACAACTGCCCACGCCAAAATTCCTATGGGCAAACTTAAAATTATTAAAACGGCCTCGTCCTTCCAGTCCGATTGTCTGGCTTCTAATAATTTTCCTTGGTAAGCTTCTTTTCCTTCGGCCATACGAGACGCATGCATCAATTGTGCATCCGACATTGCCATTTTAGTTTTCTGTTTGTTAGCGTAAATTTTACTACCAGCAGAAACGGCTAATTTAATTGCCTGAAACCACATATTAGTACCAAGTAGCTGTTTTTTTCTTATCTTTTAGCATTCTTTTAGTTCCTTTAACTTGTTCCTTGTCTCCAGTAGGAATATAGTTAAAAGCACCGTCAGCAGTAGTCTTAGATCTTGGATCTATTTCTATATTTTGCTTAGGAACACTAACATCTTTTGTTTTTTTATAGTTCATCATAGTTTTTTACCTTTGTTAATTTATATTAGTATTATTTTTTTTTGCAAGACTTACTCCGGCTCTTAATTCTGCTAAATCTTGGTTTTGTTCAAGCTTATCATCAAAAATTTCTCTAGCTTGGACTAGTTTTGCTCTATCTAAGTCTGATCGTGCTTCATCAGCTTCTTTTTTACGTTCATTTTCCATCGCTCTAAGATCAACTTCACGTGATTTTAGTTTTAACAAAGGATCATTGTCATATTGAGACGTAATTTCTTTTTCTTCTTTAGCAAAATCAGTTGTTAGCTCTGAAATTAACACTGCTTTTCTTGCTTCGATCTGTTCAGACATTTGTTGAAGCTGTTGTTTAGCTTGTGGGTCTTGTTGAGCTTGCGTTTGAAGCATTTGCATTTGTTGTAATGGCTCTGCAAACTCTAATTCTACCTGTTCTTGAGCCATTAAACTAATATGTTCAAGAATATTTTTTTGAATTGATGCCATAATCTGTGGATTATTTCTAACCATGTTAGTTGACATAAAAGTTAAGTGAGAAGTAACGTGTGCAGTGTGATCTTGTCCACGAAATGCTTGAAAAGGTTTGCCACCCAGTGCATTTATATGTTCTAAACTTGGATCAATCGGTTGAACAGGTGCTGGAGGTGGTAATATTTGATCTATATTTTTTACACCTAGAGCTTCATACATTTTTCTGTATGCTGCAGGAAGATTGTGTATCTGTGGATTAGATGTTGCAAGTTGCAACTCTGTTTGAGCCATAGATATTCTTTGAGCCATAGAAAATATATTTGGATCTGCAACAGGTAAGATATCTACTCTGTCATCAAAGTCCATTTGTTTAATTTCTTTTCTACCACCAACTACATCAAAAGGATAAACAGGAGGTAAGTATGTTTTAAATACTTTTGATAACAATTTAAATTCTTGTTTCATTGCTGAATATAATCGCTTGTGAATTGCAGACATAACACGTGATCCACGTTCTAATAACGCAACTGTAGTTCCAACTGCAGCGCCTTGGTTCCCATCACCTACTTGCATATCAGCAATAGCCGCGAATCTTTGACCTGCTTGAACAACTATACCCATTAGTTGTAATAATGTTGGACTTGGTTCTTTATAAGGTAAAGTCATAAAAGCATCTCTTAAATTACCACCAGGAGCATCTACATCTCTAAACTCACCTGGTTGTAAAGGTGCTGCTTCATCTCTAACTCTTATACCACGTTGTTTAAATCCAGCCGGCAGATTAGATAACGTTCCCGCATCCAATAACTGTCTTAAAGCTGCGGTCGCTGTTCTCGACAGTCCACCAATCATGTGGATTAGACCGAACCCATAAAAACCTAAACCTGGTAAAAATTTAAAATGAATAAAATATTGTATTTTATTTTTCTTAGGATCATCAGGTTCAAAGTTTCTTCTAATAGATAAAACTTGTCTAGAAGACTCATCTATTGTTACAGTATAAGGTAATTTAATTCCTGTTTCATTTAACTCTTGATCTTTATCTTCGAATCCTTCTAAATCTAAATTAACATGGCATTCTAAAAGAGTATAAATAGTTTCTTGTTTCCCGGTTTTTTTAGTTCCTTCCAAGTCTCTTTCTTTAGCTTCGATTTCATCTTTTGTTACAGTTTGTGGTTTTGATAATTCTACATCACTATAGAAACCAGCAACTTGTTGTTTTCTTAAATCGTTTTCAGAAATTTTTATTGTTTGAATAATCGCTTCCGCATCATCTAATGAGGTAGCTGTATACGGAACGACTAAATCATCTGCTGGAACAAACTTTGAAACAGCTCGTCCTAGTAAATCGTCATAATAAACTTTTTTAAATGTTGAACCTGCAAGTGGTAAATGAAATAACATTTGATCAAACTCTGGTTCGTACTCTTGCATTTTTTCCATCAACTCATAGTTCATATAATCTTTAACACGAGTTGCTTGAGCTTCTTTTTCTTGATCTGGGTTACCAACTATTTGAGTTCTAACAGGACCTTCGGCAGGTAATAATTCTTTGTAAGCTCCGGCTTGAAATTGTGTAACAGCTTCAGCAAGCACTGGGTGAGTTGCACCACTAGCTCCTTGAAAAGGTTCTGTTCTTTTTTCATATTTAAAACCAAGTAATTCTAAACCAGTTGTGTAAGCTTGTTCCCAATCTTTTCTAGAAGCTTTATAGTCCATATAATTTTCAGTTAATTCACTTCCAATTGGATCTAAAATATCATCTGGCAATAATTCTGCTAAATTATCAAAGTGTCCTTGTTGACCTTCTATGTTTACTTTACTTGGGTCAAAATCAATTTCTACACTACCATCTTCTTGTGGATTAATTTCAATAGGTTCTTCAGAAGCTTCTATTTCCTTCTGTTCTGCAATTTCTATTTCTTCTTGTGGATCAACCGTTATTGATGTCTTTACGTTTGGTAAAGACTTGTCTATGTCTGCCATTTGTTTTCTCCTGTGTATTTGACACTTTAACTTGTTTTAGAGGAACATTCAACCCCTGTGGATTAGGTCCTCTTTTAGGTGGTATTGTTGTAGTTAATTTTTTCATTTTCCAAATTCCGCTATGTTATCTTCAAACATAGTGCCTTCTTCAATAACGTCATCAGGAACACCATCTTCAACATCTTTCATCTTACCATCTTCATCTGGTCTTGCAGTGTACTCTTCATATTCTTCAACTTTTCTAGAACCTTCTTTACCTTTTATTGGAACTTCATCTATTCTATAACTCATGTAAACTTCTTCGTAACCTGGAACATCCATATCACCTTTTCTAGTAATTTCAATGTTTCCAGCAAAGTCTTCTTCCATATAATAGTCATCATATTTATATGCAGTAGCTTTATCTTTTGTGGCCATTGTTTCATCACCCATTGTTTTAATTTTCTTAACTAGATTTAAAAAGTATGGGGGTACCCCACCTGTTGCTGCTTCTTTTGTAGCTTTTTCTACAACCTTAGTTGTTGTTGCAAGTTCATCTCCAAAGCCTAACATCTTAGCAAGAACAATTGCACTACCTGCACCTGTTGCTTTTAAAAAGTCTCTTCGTGTTAAATTTTGCGTTGCTAATACTTCATCAATTTCTTTATCCATAACTTCTTTTGTCGTATCATTAACCGGTAGCTTTCTATTCTTAGCGTAAGCTTTTAATAATTTTAAACCAGGAAATATAGGTGCTGTAAGTTCTGCACCAAGAGTTACTTGATCTGCTAATACTTTAGGACCAATAGTTGATCTTCTATCTTTTTGTTTTTGTTCTTCTGATCTAATTAAATCTGCTATCCCTGTTTTTTCTGTAATAACTTTTGTACCCTCTGATCCAACTAAATTATCTAAGAACTCAGAAAAAATTCCTGTGCCTTTAATATTTGATGGTGGTATATCTGTATATTCTTGAACATAACCTTGATTCGTGCCTCCTGTAAATTTAAACGCAGGTTTTTGTATAAGGTCCGCTGTCAACTGACCAAGTGCAGGTAATACTCTTGCACCAAACTCAGCAACTCTAACACCTGTCTCTGCTAATCTATCTGCATAGTATGCATAGTTTCTTGGATCGATCATGTCATTTAATAACGCAACAGGGTTCATGGTTTCTCTGTAGCTATCCGCTTTTGGTAACTCAGCATCAGGATTCAATAAAAAATATTCTAACTCTTTTGCAAAGTTATTATCAGCACCAACTGCACCGCCGCCGTTGAAATCTACTCTTGGCATTGAAGATAATTGAATAGGTCCTCCGGATGCTTTTTTAACTTTTGTAAGTGGAACACCGCTTTCAAATTTAGGAAGACCAAAATAATCTAAAGTTCTATTTATACCTGTATGCTCACCAGTATTACTATCAAACATTTTTCCATCTAATCCAAAAAATCTATTTTCTACTTTTATTCGTAAACCCATTTCTTTTAAATATTTATCAAAATCAGATAATCTTTCTTCATAGTCAGGTTTATCTTTTTGATTTTTTACGTAAGCTGTAAATGATTTAAAAAGACCTTGATTTATTTTTGAAGGAGCAACGTTTCTATTTATTAAAAATTCAATATTTTTTTGACCACTTGTTTTTTCAATTGTGTGAGATATATCAAATAAACCAGTATTATGTTTTGATCTTTCTATCATTTGTTTGTCAGTTTTTTTAATAGTATGATCTAATATTCCTGTTTCCTTATCTAGTGTTGTGTTAACTGCTTTAACTAAATTAGGATAATCTGTAACAACTAACTCACCTGTTCTAAACATTGTATTTAAATTAATACGTTCTTTTTCTTGTATTTTAATGTTTGTTAACTCAGATTCAGTTACATATTTTCTAGCTTCTTTTAATCTTTTAAGAGCTTGTTGTTGTCCATAACTAACAGGTCTTGGTTCTGGATAATCTACTTTAAAATCAGGACTATCTTTTAAAATTTTTGTTGCCTTTTCTATTTTTCTAACATTAGTATTAAATAATTTTGCTAGTTGTTTATTAGTTAATGTTAAAGCTTTTGTTTCTTCTCGGCCTGGACCTAATTTAACTCTTTGTGCAAAATTGCTTTCAAAGAAATTTTTTGCATCTACTACATCACCGTTAGGTAATTCAATTTGATTTGGAAAAAAACTTTTATTTCCAAAATTAGTAATTGTATTTCTTTCTATTGCTTTTGATTGAAATTTATTTTCCATGGCTTGAACATAAGAAGGATCTGTTCTATTATAGTCTCCTGTTTTACCTTTTGGTAATTTTATTTTTTTATCTCGTATTATATTAGACAAATTAGATATTTGTTTTGTTCCAGGAAGATTTTTTAATTCTGTTGCTGTAGGAAGTCTTCCTTCTAATTCTTTAAATTTATTTATAACTATGTTAGTTAACTCAGTTTTTTCATCTATAGTCATAATAGGCTGGTTGCTTGCAGGTTTAACTCTTTCTCTAATACCCCGATCTGCCTCTACAGAAGTAGTAACACCTTTTTTTCTAGTTTTAGTTTCTCTGTAAGCGTCAGTTAGTTCTTTAATTTTTAAAAAAGTATCTGGTTCAAAAGGATCTTCAGGTGGTTTCTTGTCTGGATCTTTTTTATCTTCTTCAATAATTTCAAGTTCTTTAGACTCATCTTCATCTTTACTAAAAAATATATCTGATAATCTTTTAGCACCTGCACCAATAGCTAGAGGTGGTATTATTGCACCAGGTACGTCTATTGGTTGAAAGTCTTGAGATTCAATATCTCTTGTTGGAAACAAAGGATTAAGAGTCATAACCTCAGCACCATTTTCATAATTTTGTCTCATCATCCCACCATTAGCTGCAGGGTTCCTGTCTTCAAAATCTTTGTATGGATTTTCTTTGGGCGGTAACTCTGATGCAGGGAACGTGGTGCCTGGACCAAACTGCTCGTCAATTTGTTTAATCGCTTTTTCTAGTTCATCGTTATCGATTAACGCAAGTTTGTTACCAAGACTTTTGTCTTCATCATCTATAAATGTATTACGTTCTTGATCAAATATGTAAGCCAACTATTCCTCCTTTTGCAAAGTCTTCTGGTTCAATAGGATCTCTTTCAAATATGTGATCGTTAGTATCTTCCATAATTTTGTTTACTTGTTCATCAGATAAGTTTGCATACTTACCTTGTTTGCCTGCAACTAAGTTTGCTTCCTTCATAGCATCTATTGGTTCTAAACCTTTAATTGCTGTGATAGCATCTAATACAGGATCTGCAAGTGCAACAATATTTTCTCCACTAGATCTATCTGCTAAATCTAGTAAACCTTCTGTAATTTTTTTACCTTCTTCAGAATCAGCAGCTATGGCTCTAATGCCTTCATCTTTATTAAAAGGTATTACATTTGCGTCATTTGTTCCTTGACGAAACTCTATAGCGTATTTGTTATAAGCATCTGGATCCATCTTCTGTAAAGCTTCTTCGTAGCCTTGTATGTTTTCTCCGTGGTACGTGATCCGTTCCATTCTTTGGTCTGGTTTATCCATGTAATAGTATTTAGCATTATCACCTTGTGATGCAGGGTTTTTATATTTGTTAAGTAACTCTGCTTCATCTGCTAATCTTTGTCCAATCTCTGTTGAGTTCATATACTCTAACGCATTCTTAGGACCAACTCTATTTGTTGGTTGAACATTATTTCGAGTCGCCCATTGAAAGATGTCTTCGTTATCTGGATCGAAGTTATCTAACTTTTTAAATACATCATCACCAAAATGCTTTCTCCATATTCTAATAGGATCTGGTGCAAAGAAATCTGCTCCACCCCAGTGGTGCTTTCCTTGTTTTAAGTTTTGATAGATCTCGTCATCTAGTTTGATGATTCCTTTTTCATGTAGCCTTGGTAAAAAACTACTACCATAACCTCTATATAAACTTGAATTACCGCTCGTGTATCCTGGACCATTGTACAATTTATTGTATCTAAGTTGACCTGCTGATAATTCTTCTGCACTCGGTGGTTTGAATATATCCTCAGTCTCTTTTACTTTTTTCTGAAACTCTTCAATTGTTTTATTTGTTCTTTCTAAAACTTTTACAAACGGTAACTCTTCGATAGGTCTTTCATCATCTGTTTTCTTATATATTTCATCTGGGTTTTTACCTTCGTCAATATACCCTTTTTCTAATTTACTTTTCTCAGCGTTAACACGTCTATAAACACCAAGGTTATAGAACACATTATCTTTCTGTGCTTGAGTTAATCTAAGTTCTGGGTTGTCTTGTATAAATCTTAATGTCTTTTCAAAATTACTTTGTAGTTCATCTGCATAATCTCTCATGTACATGTATCGATTATCTCTACCAACGTTTCTAACATCAAAAGGTCTGAATCTACTGGCATCTGTTAGTTTAGATCCAATAATAGTAAAATCACCTATTTGTTCTTTACTTAATTTCTTACCAATAAAATCTATACCCGCTGCAGTATCAGCTATCCCACCTTTTGGAGAAGGTTTTCTTGCCATCAATTGTTGCAATAGTTTTATTATTTCATCCATAATAATCTCTTTTACGTTGGTTTAGAGCTTCTTCAACATAGTCTTCTGGGTGTTGAACGAAACCTCCTTGTCTAAATCGCATGAGAGCTTGTGTCGTAGAGTCAACTAAATCATCATGGTCACCGTATGGAAAAGCCGCACATTCCTCTATTACTTCTTCTGCGAACTTTTGTTCAGGCGCCCATATCATACCAGATTCAAATAAAGGTGCAACAGAATTGACTCTAGCATGTTTGTCATTTCCTTTACTAGGTGTGAAATTCATAACAGGTATATTCATTTTTCTAAGCTCATATGTAAGAGGTAGCCCAGATGCTTTTGCTTCTACTATGACTGTTTCTGGTTGCCAATACTCATATTGCTCTAAAGCTTTACGACGTAGCTCTGGAAACTCGTACCGTTCTTTTATAGCATCAAGTAATATTAAATTAGCCGGTTCATCTTCTGATGGGTAAAACACGCCCCAAGTAGTAATTGCACTATAGTCAGCAGTCTCTTTTTTAAGAAAAGCTGTATCATAAGATTGTATAACATGATCCAAATCTGGAATATCTTCTTTAGTATATTTTCTCCACCACTCACGTTTTAAGATTGCACCTTCTTCTGCTGTTGGATTTTGCATCCACTGAGCATTCCATTTACCAACCGGTAAGGTTGCTTGAACCTTTTCTAATTCATCGAGCTTCCAATACTCAGGCCATACAGGTTTAGCTTTACTTGATCCGTGGTCCATGATCGCTGGAAATTCGACCACGTGCCATTGATCAGCTTTTGCTTCTTTTTGATTTTGTAATAATTTTCCTGTTAGATCTTTATTACTCCATCTAGTCATAACTAAAATAATTTTACCACCTGGTTGTAAACGTTGTCTTGGTCCTGATGTATACCATTCATAAGCAGATTCTAAAGCTGTAGGGGACAATGCATCTTGCTCTGAATGTGGGTCGTCAATTATTAAAAGGTCAGCACCCCGTCCGGTTATCGCACCGCCAACTCCAGCTGCAAAATACTCCCCACCTTGTGCTGTTTCCCACCTACCAGCGGCCTTG